GGTCTGGTGGTAAATCCCCTTTCACATATCTGGCTATGCCAGCAGTATTGGATTTTGCGGTGAACCCTAATGAATGGGTGACGTTGTGGTCCAGAAGTGACCGTCCTTGGGATGGTGATGAGGACACCACACCCGACGCTGATGGCTTATATCAAAAGTGGGATGGTCCTACACTATTCCAACGTCGCTCAGAAGTAACCCCTAACACTTGGGCTACAGTGTATCAACAACAAGATGTTGAAGAAGATGCCATATTCCCAGCGTTATGTATTCAAGGTTCTGTTAACGGTATGCGTAAAACAGGTGTCATAAACTCTGACGCACCTGGACATCCTAAAGAAGGTAACTTTCGTATTGTTATGGGTATTGACCCTGCAATGGAAGGTGCAACAGCAGCAGTTGTTGTTGCCACAGAAATGACAACACGTAAACGTTATGTGTTAGATGCTTTAAATATGACAGAGCCCACCCCCCAAAAAATTAAAAACCTTATTGAGGATTGGACTATCAAGTACCAACCCAATGTTGTTGTTGTGGAGAAAAATGCCTTCCAATTATATCTTACCAAAGATGAACAGATACGTGACTTTCTCAGTTCAAGGGGAATACAGTTCCGTGAGCATTACACTGGAAATAACAAGTGGGACGTCGGCTTTGGCGTTGCATCGATGGCTAACCTCTTTGGAACGACTAATCAAAACAAATTTGTAAAAGGCTCAAACCTTATTGAACTTCCATCTTCAGAAAAATCTGAAGGTGTCAAAGCATTAGTTAACCAACTTATTGTCTGGAAACCAGATATGAGAAAACGTCAACCAACAGATTTAGTTATGGCTTTATGGTTCACAGAACTTGTTAACCGTGAATGGCTTGAAAGAAACAACAACGCAATAAAATTTATGCCAAACAAATGGGCAACTAAACGACAGTTAGATAGTCGTATAACAATTGACCTTGATGAACTGTACGCTTCACAACAATCTGAACAATTCTACGTCTAGAAGGAAAAATGGCACTTACCCCTGAACAAGTCTTTGACCGTGTAGCCGCGCTCAAGTATAGAAGTCAAGCCCGCGATACACGTATGGGTCAAATACTTGATGTACGTAGAGGCAACCTTGCTGACGTATATCCTGATATGTTCCCACCTGATGTTCCAAAGCCAATGATAGCAAACTTTGTTGACATTGCTGCACGTGACATTGCAGAACTTTTAGCACCACTACCATCTTTTAACTGTTCAGTTTACAACAGCACAAACGATAAGGCTCGTTCCTTTGCTGACAAACGTACACTTGTTGCAAACAACTATGTTCAACATTCACGTTTGCAAACACAAATGTACACAGGTGCTGACTGGTATGTTTCATACGGTTTCCTACCATTCGTTGTTGACCCAGATATGGAAGCAGGACTTCCACGCATACGCATAGATAACCCTCTAGGCGCATACCCAGAATTTGACCGTTTCGGTAGACTTATTTCTTACACTAAACGTTATATGAAAACAGTTGGTGAACTTGTTGCAGAGTTCCCAGAATACGAACGTGCAATACTTGGACCATACGGTAGAACCGAAGGTTCATACTCTGCACAACTAGAACTTATTCGTTACGAAGATGCAGACCAAATAATGTTATACATTCCTTCTCGTGAAAACACAATGCTTTCCTACACACCAAACCCAATTGGTGAAATGCTATCACGTGTAGCAGTCAGACCAGGTATTGACAGTGAACCACGTGGACAATTTGATGATGTTCTATGGGTACAACTAGCACGTGCACGTTTTTCAAGCCTAGCACTTGAAGCAGCAGAAAAATCTGTTCAAGCACCATTGGCTTTACCAAACGATGTACAAGAATTTTCTTTCGGACCTGATGCTGTAATCAGAAGCAGCAACCCTGCAGGCATTGGTCGTGTACAATACAATGTTCCCCCAGCAGTATTCACAGAGTCACAACTTTTACAATCAGAAATGCGCCTAGGTTCACGATATCCAGAAGGTCGTTCAGGCAACATAGACGCAAGCATAATCACAGGGCAAGGCGTACAGGCTTTGCTAGGCGCATTCGACACACAAATTAAAACAGGTCAACAAATCTTAGCAGAAACATTCCAAGAAGTAATGAAAGTATGTTTCCGTATGGATGAACTTATTTTTGATTTTGATAAAACAGTTAACGGTGTATCAGCAGGTGCACCATATGAAATCAAATACAAACCATCACGTGATATTAAAAAAGATTACAACATTGAAGTACGCTACGGTTTAATGTCAGGACTCGACCCAGGTCGAGCCTTAATATTTGCTTTACAAGCATTAGGTGCAAACCTAGTGTCAAGAGATTTTGTTATGCGTGAACTACCTTGGTCAATGAACGTGACCTCTGAAACTGAACGCATAGAAATTGAAAAACTAAGGGACTCACTCAACGGTTCTATCAATGCACTAACGCAAGCAATTCCACAAATGGCAGTTGGCGGACAAGACCCAACACCAATTGTTGAAAAAGTTGCACGTGTAATTGATTCAAGACGCAAGGGTATGGCAATAGAAGATGCAGTAATGCAAACCTTCGCGCCTGCACCTGCACCAGTCACCCCAGAAGGTGTGCCTCCAGTTGAGCAAACCGTCCCAAGTGCTCCTGCCGCAGCCCCTTCTGGGGCCTCTCCTGAAATGCAAGCCCAACCAGACTTAATGACATTGATGGCTGGAATAAGCGGAGCAGGTTCACCAGAAATGTCAGCAAGAGTTCAACGCCAACAAATAGTTTAAGGAAAACATATGTCAGAGAATAGGGATACTAAACCTGACTATGTTAAACAATTTCAAGAAGCATTAGATTCTTGGATACAAGATTTACACCCAATGGGTGGTATGGCAACAGGTATTGTAACCGTTGTAGAGATGATTAACTCAGATGGTAAATATTTTTTACACGTAATAGATGACGGTAAATCCCCAGTATGGAAACTTAAAGGGATGCTTGACGCAGCAGTATATGAAATTGACAATAAATATGTTGAAGAAGATGAGGATTAATGGCACAGCCAGTTAGAGTCGGCACAGGTGGAGACTATGGCGACCGAAAAGCCCAAATGGAGCAACAGATGGGCGCGGAAGTAGCAGGAGAAGCAATACCTGCAGCAACTTTTCCGTCAACAAACCTTATTGGTGGAATGAATGCACAACAATTACCACCAGTAACATCATTATCAGAACCAACACGATACCCAAATCAACCTGTAACTGATGGTGGTAACGCTGGTCCAGGTGCTGGTGTATCTGAATTACCTGTTCAAAACTCAATGAACCCACAGGATAATGTTGCTCTATTAGCACGCGCTATTTATAGTCAATATCCAACTCCACAAAATCGTAGAATCATTGAAGTTTTGAATAGGACTAACAGGTAATGGTTGGCAGAAACGCACAATTTTACGAAATACCAGATGTTGCATACAACTCTATTCCACGTCTAGCAACATCTGAAGTTAACAGAATTGCTTTAGAAGAATTAAAAACACGTCTTGACCCAACAACTGGGAAGATGATTTCAGATAACATTGCTGACCTGACAAAAAATATGCCAGGTTTATCATTAGACACAATTGTAAGTTCAGCATCAATGGGAATGAACTCAACAACACCAGGTATGCAAGGTCTTGCATCAGCAGATGGTCTTGCACAATTACAAAAAAGTAATGAAGAAATTGCTTCACTTAAAGATTCTGTTAAAGAAAAAGGTGGAGTAAGAGATTCTTTATACGGTTTATTTAAAGGATTTGTTCGTGGAGGATTTGCAACATTCAATGCACCAGTACAATACACTGAATCCTTAGCACGACGCGCATACGCTAGAGCACACGGTGAAACACCAACAACAAACCCTCTACCTTTTGCAAACCCTGATGTAACATTTAACCAACTATGGGCAGATTTTCTTGATGACGGTAAAGTAGATTCAGGTTCAGGTTTCTTTGTTGACCCAAACTCTTCAGTAGGTCGCGCACAAGCCGATGCTGCATCAGCATACGGTAAAATTAACGGCGAGGCTTTTACATTTGGTCGTTACGCAGCCAACGGTGTTGGCATTGACCCAAACACAAACGCTTACAATATTGTTTCAGGAACAATTGATGCTATCAAAACAATAGCATTAGACCCATCAACATATATTCCAGGTGGTGCATTACCTAAAGCACTTCGTGGTGTATCTAAAGCAGAAGAAGCACTCAAAGCAAGTGTTGGTTTTGCAACAAAAGTAGGAGAAGCAGATAAACTTCCTACAGTTGTATCACAAAGTTTAGATGAATTACAAAAAGCCTCAGAAACAGCAGGCGAAACAGCAGCAAACCTTGCAGAAGGTAGACTCTTTGCTAAAGGTAGAGAGATAGAAACTGCTGCATTTGAAGATTTAGATAAAGCAAGACTTGCTAACTATAAAGATGTTGAAACATTTGAGGATATTAAAGATACCTCTGCTGCTATTAATGGTAGCAAAACATTACAAAAGGCTTTTAGTCCACAAAACGTTGCAAAGATTGTTGAAAAAGTAAGTCAAGAGGACCCAGCAGTAGTATCAGCCACAGCAGGACGACTAAAGGCTGACACAGATAACGCTAAAACACTTTTTGATGGACAAATTTTTACAGATAACGCTATTGCCCCAATAACTACACGTAATCAAAACGTTGTATTTGGTGCACGTGGTGATAAAACACTACTTGTTGGTTGGAATGGGAAAGTAAAACCAAACCTTATTTCATTAACAGATAAAATTTACGACTTTCAATTTGGTGATGACCTTCTTAGTAAAGAAGGACTCACACTTACAGAATATTTATTTACTCGTTTTGGAGAAAACCTTAAATATACTAAAAGATATGATAAGGCTGTTAAAAAAGAAGTATTGCAATCAATGGAAACATTGCTTGCTAACCCTGAAGTAACATTTGGTGACGTATTTAAATACTTACACACAGAACTTGCTGATGATTTTGGTTTAGAATGGATTTTTTCATTAAAAAATGTAGGATTTGATGGAGTTCAAGGTGTTCGTTCTATCTGGGGTAAAGAAGGTGGGTTTGTTTACTTTAACCGTCCACAAATTGTTTATCGTTCAATACCATTAGACCAAATAGCATTAAAAGAAGTTGACTCAACAGTTCCATTTCTTGATGGGGCAACAGATGTTAAAAATCTTTTATCTGAAGCAAAACAAGTACGTGCTAATAGTCGTCTAGGCGTTAAAACTGCTGAAACAGTATACAAAGAACGTGCATCATTAGCCAATGAAACTAAAAAACTTGGCAAACAAGTTTCTAGAGATAAGAAAAACATTGTTACGCTTTCACAAAAGTATGAAGAAGCGTTAAAAACTGAAGCAGGACTAGCCGATTACCTAGACGAAGGTATGAAACTTGACCGCGATATGGCAGCAAAGTTCTTTTTAGGTAGCAAATCACAGATGCTTGCTAAAGTTATAGCAACATATGCTGGTAACCCTGAACGTATCTGGCGTTTGTTTGGTACAAAAATTGATTTTAACCTTGCACAAGAACTATCGTTAGCAAAAAGTCCTGAAGATGTTCTAAATAAACTTATTACATTCATTGGTAAGAACCCTGAAAAAGTAAGCGAACCGTTAAAGGTTGGTTTACTTGGTAATAGATATGTTGGAACTGTTGCACAGTTAGCAAAACTTGAAAAACAAGGCATTGCTATGCCAACTGTTGCACAACTTGACACTAAACTTATCAGAGTTGTTGAACGTTTATCTAAAGGATACGGACGTAACTTTAGAAACGTAGCAATATTACAACTAGATGACATTGATTCAGTTGCACGTGGTTTAGATGACTGGATGAAAATTGCTGGATACAGCGAAAAAGCCATAACAACAACATTAAATGGTTACGGTTTACTTAAAACAAACTCTGAACGTTCAAACTTTTTATTAACTAAACTAGACGAACTAATGAAAAATCTAGCAACCAGAGAAGGCTTAGACCCTGAAGTTGCAAAGAATCTAAACGTTCGTTCACTCATATTAAAACGTGACCGTGAAATAGCATCAAACTACTTTGTTGGTAGAGAAGCAGTTAACGGTTTACCTGAAGTATTTATGGCTAACGGTGTAAACCAAGCCATACCATTCCTTCCACATCAACTATTAGATGATGTGTTTATGCTGCCTTCATCTAAAGAATTACGTAAGGCTGTACTTAAAGCAAAAGAATTGAAAGTAAAACACGGAACAGCAGTAGCATCAGACTGGATTAACTCAGAGTTTGGTGACCGTTGGAGAAGCCTTCAACTTGCTTTTCGTGTATCATATGTTCTTCGAAACCTTGGAGAAATGCAAGTACGTCAGTACTTAGCAGGTCATAGCAGTATACTAAACCACCCACTTAGTTATATTGCTATGTCTATTTCTAACCCTAAAGGTAATGCTATGCAACGCCTTGCTTCAAAGATTTCAAAGTATGACAATAACGTATTTGGTAAAAACTTTAATTCCGAATTAACTGATGATATGGCTGACGAAGGTCTTGCTGCAATAGCAGAATATCAAACATTTATGACACGTCATATGTCACGCTTTGACCCACGTATCGCTAAAGTTGCATCACAAGTTTGGAAAGATATTAAGTATGGGGAGAAAGATTTCCATAGATACCTTGGTGAAGAACTTAGTCGTTTAAGCACAGACCCAATTATTCGCATAGTTGCTGGTGGTGTGCCAGAAAATTTTCTTGCAACACTTCCTAAAGGTATTAGCCGTGAAGATGCTATTGTTGAATACTTTAAAAACGGTCCAGGAAAAACACAGATTGACACAATGAAAGGTGTCAGTGTTGCTGATGATGCTGGAGTTAAACCATTTGAACGCATATTTGCAACGGATGATGGCTTACGTCAATACTTATTTGACCCAGAATACAGCGTATCTGCAGCAATTAAACTTGTTACTGGTAACAATACTGAACTTATACAATTATTGTCAAAGAAAAAAACAACTCTTGCCGATGGAACACTATTAGCATTACCTAAAGTTATGACTACAAATGCCAAAGGCATAAAGATTATTAACAAATCAGGTTTAAATAAATTTGGTGAAGAACTTGCTGCAGCAGATAGTAAGTTAAATATGAAGAACATTGTTACCAAAGGTAAGATTGAAGATAGTGTTATCACAGGTAAAGGTGCAATCGGTTCATACGATAAAGGTGTTGATTGGTTCTTTAAGAACTCTAACAGAATAGAAAACAAATTCTCTCTTGGACCTGAATACCGTATGCAGTATTGGGACTACGCAGCACGTTATGCTGGTTTACTTGGTGTAGAAGATTTACGTAAACTTAAACTTGAAGCAGATAAAAGCCTACTAACACTTAAAATAGGTGATGTTCCTATTACTTTAAGTAACAAAAAAGGTGTATATAAGACCATTGAAACTGCTCTTGCTAAGGCTGAAAAGAGTGGTGCTGCAGGAACTTTGTCACTTCGTGAAGTAGATAATATGGCAGCAGCCAGAGCAAGTGATGCTGTTAAAGAACTATTCTATGATGCCGCAAGACAAAAAAACTTTTTGTTTGCTTTACGTATTATCTTTCCATTTGCTAACGCACAATATAATACATTACAAAAATGGACTGAGTTAGCAGTACAAAATCCTGTTAAAGTATATCGTGCTGGACAACTATTACGTGGTTTACAGCAACCAGGTTCAAGTAATATTTACAATATTTTTGGTATGAATCACGATGACCAACAAGGTTTCTTATACAAAGATGATTCAACAGGTGAACTAACTTTTAAGTATCCTATTGCTGGAAGTTTACTTGGTAGTTTATTAAGCGCAGTTCCAGGTGCACCAGATGTTGAAGGCTTACAATTAAGTTCATCTTTTCAAAACTTAAACATTGCTTTCTCTGGTGTTAGCCCATTTGTTCCAGGATTTGGTCCAATGGCACAAATCCCTGTATCTATTTTAGAAATGGATAAAGGATTTGGAATACTACCTACTGCTATTAAAACATATATAACACCTTATGCTAAAACAGATTCATCAACATTAGATTATGTTCTTCCTGCTTGGATGAACAAATTAGTTGGCGGTCTTTTAAGTACTGATGCTACTCTTAAAACTGCACGCAAAACTGCACCTTGGGCTAACTACTTAGCATCAACAGGTGAGTATGGCGAAAACCCTTTTACTGACGAAGCAACAAAAAATAAACTATTCAAAGATGCTGCACGTATAGCAAGATGGGACCAAGTATTTACAGCATTGTTCCAATCAGTATTACCTTCTGCACCAAGAAAAGTTATTAACAACTTAGCCAAAGATGGCACATTTATGAGCCAAACAGCATTGTATCAAGCATTTGATTCTATCCGTACAGAAAAGTATCCAGATAGTTATGATGCTGCAGTCGTAGAGTTTGCTAATACTTTTGGTGTTAAAAACATTTTGTCAATTATGTCAGTTACTACTGGTGGACCAAGTAAACCAACTGAAGAAGCATATAGTTTCTTAGAGAAGTATGGCGAAAAAGCAGCAGCATACGCTGAAGGTCCTACAGATATTATTCCACTTCTTTTCCCTGGCGGAGAGTTCTCTAGAGAATACTTTAAGTTTCAATCAAATCGTCGTCGTGGTTTAAGCACAGAAGAATTAGAAGATGGTGCTACTCGTTTAGTTTACGAAGCAGCATTATCACAAATACGTCAATCACAAATTGATAACGAATATACTGATGACTGGTTCCAAGCACAACAACAACAGTTAAAGAATATGTTTGGTGGTGCTGAACCTATTGGTACAACAAGGGTTGGTACTAGACAAAATAAACTTGTTGAATTAAGAAAAGCAGTTGCTGACCCAATATTCAAAGATTCACCTATTTACAATGAAACCGTATTGTTTTTGTCAGCATATGACAATGCTATTGAACAAGCAAACAATCTTGGTTTTGCTAGTGAAGAACCATTAAAGTTAAAAGATTGGCAAGTTGAATCATTTAGAAATGATTTGAATAATCTTGCACAACAGTTAGTTACAAGTAATCCAAAGTTTAACATCCTTTTCCAATCAGTATTTGCTAAGAGTCTTGAGGTTAATAAATAGTGGCTAATGATATAATTGTTCCCCAACAATGGAACTCCCAAATTGGGGCATACCAAGATTACAATAGAACCAAAGAGCAATGGGTTCCTGGTACAGTTTACCCTGCTGGTTCAGTCTTTTCGCCTACTATTAAAAAACAAATTGGCGATGCTTTTAAGAGAGCAACAACAAGTTCTACTGGTGGGCAAAACCCATTACAGTATGTTGTTCCAACAAAATATGATGAAAGAACTGGAACTTATGTTGTTGCAGAAGAGTTAATAAAGAAAACTCCAACACCAACGATAACTCCTCCTCCTGCTCAACCAACGTTTCAATACAATACAGGTGGAACTGGTTATCAACCTAATCCTTTTCCTTATGTTTATACTGGAGAAGAACAAGGTTTAACACAAAATCAAGTTGCTTACGCTAAATATGGTAAGATGACAATTGAAGAATTTCAAAATCAAGTTTTTCCTGAAGTTGTTAAAATGCAAAACAATGGTGAACTTAATAACTTTATTAAAAGTTTATCATTAGGTAACTTTTATGGTACTGAAAAAAACATTAACTTCATAGCAGATAAAAAGTTTTATACTGCATATCAAGCAGCATATAATGAAGCAGCGTATCAAGTTAACCCTCAACTTAGAAACCGTACTATTACTGACTACGTTAAACTTAGGGCAGGCATTACCCCTAGTGGCACAGGCGCAGGTTCAGGCAATGTTTTATCAAGCATATCTAAAGCAATTAACTTAACTGATTTAAACGATGCTGTGCTTATGATTGACAATGCTTACAAAATTAACTTTGGTAGAGCAGCAACCTCTCAAGAAAAAGATGGCTTCATTAGTCGTTTTCGTAACTTTGAAAAAAGTCAACCAACTGTTACAAAAACTTATGCTGATGGCACAACCATTACCGAGGGTGGTTTAAGTGCTATTGAGAAAGCAAGTTTCTTACAACAAGAAATTGCTAAAAAAATTGATATAACTAAAGAGCGTACAGGTACTGTTGATAGTATTGCTGATGAACTTGAATCTTTAGCAAAACTTAATGGTATAAATAAACTTTCTAACACAGAATTACAAAACGCTGTTGTTAGTATTCTTTCTGAATCAGATGCTACTATTAGAGAACAAAAGAAAAAAGAAATTATTCAAGGTTTCCGTGAAAACTCAGCAAAGATTTATCTTGGTGTTGCTGATGATTTAAAGGCTGGAAAAGATTTAGATACTTTTACTGGTAGATACAAATATTTTATGAGTACAATTCTTGGTAGAAACGCTGACGCTATTCCAAATGATGACCCATTACTTGTTTCAGCATTGAACATTAAAGATGGTTCAAATTATCGTGTTGCTAATGATAACGAATTTACTAAAATACTTTATGGCACTAAAGAGTGGCAAAAGTCTGCTGATGGTCAACGTAAATATAAAGATTTATTCTCCGCTTTTGATACCAAATTACAATTAGGAAATCGTTAAATGGCTAAAACCCCAAACCCTCCTTCCAAGGTACAACAAGCAGTTGCTACCAATAAAGCAGCACAGCAAGCAAGAACTACTCGTATTGCTGAAACTGCTGCTACCCTTGCTGCTAATGCTGCTAAAGCAAAGGCTGCTGCAGATGCTGCTGCAGATGCTGCTAAGAAAAAGGCTCTTGCAAATGCGCTACTTGCTAAAAATAAACCACCTCTTATTCCTGTTAAAACTGAAACTGGTAGTTATGAATACACTGATGATGCAGGTAATACATATAAAATAATAACTTACTCTGATGGGTCATCAGTAAAAAGTCTTGTTAGTTCGGGTGTTTCTGCTAAGCCTGAAGATTATACTTCTCAACGTGAAGCCTTAAAGGCTGCTTTAACATCAAAGGGTTTGAATCAAACATTTGTTAATGAAGTTGACAATCTTGCTTTAGGGTTATTATCAGAATATCAAGGTGATGCTGAAGCAGTTGCAAACGTTATTTTATTTAATAATGAAATAACAGTTAACGGTGTTAAACAACAATCACCTTTTGCTAAGTATTATGGTAAATATAATGATGCTTTAACTAAGGCTAATCGTGCAACTTTAAGCCCAGCAGAGATTGTTAACAATGTAGTTCAGTATGAAAAAATATTAAAGAACGTACCAGGTTTACCTGCAACATTTTACTCTGATGAAAAAATAACACAGTATTTTGTTAACGATATTTCTCCAACTGAATTAACTAAAAGAGTTAATGATGCTCAGGCTCGTGTTGCTGCTGCAGACCCACAATTTAAAGCAACAATTAAAGCATATTATGGTATGGATGATACAGAGATTTTAGGGTTTGTTCTTGACCCAACTATTGGCCAAGCAGAACTTGCTAAACGTCAAACTGCTACAGCACTTGGTGCTTCTGCTGCTAGGTCTAATGTTTCTGTTTCACGTCAACGTGCTGAGGAACTTGCTTCACTTGGTATCACAGAAACTGCAGCAAATATTGGATACGGTCAAATTTCTAAAAACTTAGAAACATCACAAAAACTTTCAAGTATATATAATGAAGATATAACAGGTTTACAAACACAACTTGAGCAAGAACAGTTCCTTGGTTTGGCTTCACAGAAGCGTAAAAAACTTATGGAACAAGAACAGGCATCCTTTGCTGGTAGAGCAGGGATTGCAAATGTTTCTCTTGCACAGAAAACGGCTGGAACTTTCTAGCCACACATAGACCACAACAGGATTGACCAGCCCCTGTGTGCGGAAAGTCTGGTAGCAAAAGCCAAACACATTTCCCCAAATATGTTTGAGGTTTGCGATAACAAAATGATGGGAGCGTTGCTATGAGCAACAACAATCAAGATAACTGGGATGACGATGACGAGGATTTAGATTTAGAAGATACTCGTACCGTTGATACTGACCTTGTGAAACAACTTCGCAAGGCTGAAAGAATGAAAGAAAAACGCATCAAAGAACTTGAAGCGGAACTTACTAATTTCAGAACAAGTCAACGTGAAAGCATCATCTCACAAGTTTTGGAATCTAGGGGCGTTAATCCAAAGGTAGCCAAATTTATTCCTCAAGACATTGAGCCGTCAGCATCCGCTGTCGAGTCTTGGGTACAAGAATATGGTGATGTATTTGGTATACAACAAGAACAATCTAATAACGAACAGGCATCTAGTTTGGCTGCACTTCGTCAGATTGATTCGGTTGTTTCTAACGCTCAAACCCCTGCTGGCACAAGTGATATGGCTTTGAAAATTCAGAACGCAAGTGAAGAAGAACTCATTGCTATGATTCATAATGCTGGTGGTGGATACGGCTCATAACTATAACCAAAGGAAAAAGTAAATGGCAAATACATTCACTTCTACTGACTCTGGTTCGCTCGGTACATCTCTTGTTGTACAGGCTTACGATAAGTTAGTAGAATTTGCGTTACGTTCAACCCCGATGCTTCGCTCCGTAGCGGACAAGCGTCCAGTTAACGTAACATCTCCAGGTACATCTGTAACTTTTCAAATTTACAATGACTTGGCAGTTGCAACAACCGCATTAACAGAAACAACTGACCCAGATGCCGTAGGAATCCCTTCAACATCATCTGTATCAGTTACTTTGAACGAATACGGTAACGTTGCATTAGTAACACGTAAGTTACAATTAACATCTTTAACAGATGTTGACCCAGGTATTGCAAACATCCTTGCATTCAATATGGCTGATTCAATCGATGATGTAGTTCAAACTACTCTCAACGGTGGAACCAACATTCGTTATGCAACAGGTGGAGCATCTGACCCAACTTCACGTGCTACAGTTGCAGCAGAAGATATTATTTCTGCAGCAGATATTCGTTTTGCTATTGCAAAACTTCGTGCAAATAAAGCAATTGCTCGTAAGGGTAACCTATACTGGTGTGCAATACATCCAGAAGTTTCACACGACCTTCGTGCGGAATCAGGTTCTGGCTCTTGGAGATTGCCTCACGAATATAACTCAAATGATAACATTTGGGCTGGCGAAATTGGCCAATTCGAAGGTGCTTACTTCATTGAATCAGCACGTATGACTAATGATAAATCAGGTGCAGACCAATCAGCATTAGCAACTGCTTCAGCAGTTAGCGGTGTGTCTGGTGCATTTACTATCGTTGCAGCAAATGCTGCTTTCGGTGGTAACGCTAAAGTTGGAGATAAAATCTCTGGCACCAACGTTGGTACAAGTGCAAAGATTACAGCAATTTCCGTAGGAGC